CTTCCTTAGCTTTGCTCGGGTTTCAGCCGTGTGTTTCTGGCCAGCAAATGCGTTTAACTCTCCTTTCTTGAATTGATGCTTTGAGGCAAACCCTCTTTTGCGAGTCGGTATTCCGAAATCCTTGAGCCAATTCCATACAGACTTCGGATCTCGGTTTACTTCGCGTCCAATGTCGCTCGTATCGCGACCATTGACGACATATTGCTCATACAGCCATTCTTTTGTGACTGGCTTCGCTGATCGCTGAAACTCTGATTTGCATTCGATAGTGCAAAAATGCTTTTTAACATTGGCATATCTGCACACAGCAGCGTTGCGAATCACTGGTTTTCCGCAGTGATCGCACTTGGCATGAATGTATTTCATTCCTCCATTATACACTACCATTTGAACTTTGCAACCACGAAGGCATTGTGGCTGTGACTGGATAATCATTCGTTCTCTCTATGTGGAGCTCGTTATTCATCAGTTCGACGAGCTTGGAGAACATCGCCTCGGCGGCATCGGCTTTCCGCTTGAGGTTCGCGAGTACACCGATCTCGCCTTCGGTCGTGATCAGGTCGATCTTGACCCGGCTCTTTTGGCCGAACCGATAGGACCGTCGAACAGCCTGATAATATTGCTCGAAGCTATGCGAGGGAAAAAAGGTCTGGTGTGCACAGTGTTGCCAGTTCATGCCGTATCCCGCGATCTTGCATTTGGTGATCAAGACGCGAATATCGCCAGCCTCGAACCGCAGAAAAGCGTTCTCCTTTTCCTCGTCCGAATCCGATCCGGACACTTGCACTGCATCGGGTATCATCCGGGCCAGCTCGTCGCCTTCGTCATTCAAATGGCACCAGACCACGACCGGGCGTTCTCCTCGCACCAGTTCGGCTACTTGCTTGCAACGCTCGGGAATCGTTCTGCGGCGTTCCTCCTGCTGTTCTTGGAGGGTCTCCGCGGCCATGTCGAAGAGAAAACCGGGGCGGCGTTTGGTTGCGATCACGAGATGCTCTTGGGTCTCGAATGGAGGCAGGACGAATTCGCCATCGTAGTAGCCGAGATCAGATGGCTTGCGGCATGCTCTGGCCCATGAGCAGACCCAGCGCCAGAAGTCATGCTCGGCATGACCCTTTAATCGGTATTTGGTACGGCCCCACCCGAGATGATCTTTGGTCGTCTGCTGCCTGAAGAACCGCGTTATCATGTCCTGGTAGCCGAGATAGCCAAGGGCCTCGGATGATGTTCCTAGCTCGTCGAAGTCATTGGGTGCGGCGGTTGCAGTGCATAGCAGACGATAAGGAATCAGCCGCATGAATTCGGTGACCTGGGCTTTGATCTTGCCATCGAAGTTCTTGAGGATGCTCGACTCGTCGGCGACGATGCCGCCGAAGTCATCGGGGTTGAATAACTTCAACCTTTCGTAGTTGGTGACGGTGATCATGTTCGTGACTTCGCCGGTTCGCGACTGGGTGGCGTGGAATCCGAATTTATCGGCCTCTCGCACGGTCTGGTGCGATACCGAGAGCGGAGTGAGAATCAGGACCGGTTTGCTTGTATGCCTGACAACGTTGTCAGCCCATGCCAATTGGATTGGCGTGTTATGGGTGACGACGAAGTGTTCCGTCACGTAGCTCTGATCGGACGAATCGACGGCGATACAGACCGTCTCCTGTCGAGCTTCATATTCAATCCGATCGATCCAGCGTCCATTGTCGCGGGGATGGGGATTCCATCTCGCAGCCTTACGCGGAAGCAAGAACGGGTTGTGAGTTGCCAGCGAGAACGTGACAACATGGCAGGGCTGGCATTCCTTGCCGTTACACGAGGTCTTTTTGATAGATCTGGTGGGTACGCCACCAAGACTACGGACAAGATGGATAACCCCCAAAGCGAGTCGGTCGCTAACACTGTAAAACTGACAGCATCCGCCCTTAGAGATATACCCATCCGTGTCCATCAAGCCCTGAAGGACCTCAAGGCGTGCTACCGGCGGCGCGAACAGGTAGCAATCGGGGATGAACTTCTCAGCGGAAAGGATGTCGAGAAGTCCAGCCGTGTATAGCCACTCACGGAACGGATGTCGAATACATCCGGTTAGTCCCGTCATGATTTTCCAGTCATATTTATCTTTGTGCTTCAAACTGACATCGTCGGGAAGCCTCCTGGAGACTTCGGCGAGTACGAAATCATCGGCCGATGAAATCCCGATATTTCCCTTCAGATGCCCGTCTCCCAGAAGTACACCCAACACATAGGGATCGATTGCTCCGTCGAGCGACGGCCCATTGAACTCCGCGTCGGCGACAATAGGGATGTCGTAATTCCGGCTCTTGCCATCGGAACCATATCGCAGGTTACCGCACGCCAACAATTCACGAGTGCTCAGCGTTCGCCACGATCTGCCGAGCTGGCGATCATTGTTCGTCCGGCAGATATGCAAGTGATCGCCGTCAAAAACCAGGCTCACGCCGTCAGAGAACCAGAATCGCCACGTGTCCTGTGTCGGCTTGGGATAGACACCAATCACTGTCGCCGGATTGCCGTCCGATGCGATCACGTGATCTCCGACGGACAGCGAGCCGATCTCACGCCATCCTGTCGGAGTCAGGACATTGGTCGTCGGCGGCTGCCCCTTGCCAAGCCCACAATCAGCAAAGATCGCTGCGCGGCCTTGCTTCAAGGCCCATTCCAGCAAAGCCCGCTGGAAGGGGAAAAGAAACTTCGGGACTTCGAGTGGCTCGAATCCAAATCCATCGCCGAAGCTTCGCTTGCGGTCGAGGAAGGCATCGTACGATCCGTTCGGTGACGGTGCTCGGGGTGGCATGTAGCGGACGTGTCCTTTCAGGTGCGGATAGATCACGCACATCTCATCGGGCGTCATGGCAAGATAGTGTCTGATTATTTCTGCGAATTGTCAATGGGAATAACGCGAATTATTCCGCGTCAACTCCTCGCCTCGAGTCCGATTCGCTGCCGTCGTCTAGTCGTATGAGTGATAGTTGAAATAACCGGGCACTGGTGTACCTTTGATGGGCTCGCGAAGAACTACAAATCGTGCAACCTCGCGACCGCATTCCGGCAGGTAGCACCGAAGTATGAGCGTGTTCCCATCCAGCTCGACGGATAATGGTGCTGTCAGATGACATTTGGCTTTGAGCAATAACGCTCCTTGGTCTCCGCATAGGTCACATTGAAAGGATTGATGATTCATTGCGGAAGCAGGAATTGACCCATGCGCCGGGCCAGTCGTGTTTGACGTATTCGGCCTTTGGTCGGGACGATACCCATAGGGCATCCGCGGCCGGAGTCAGGAAGACGAGGCAGGATCCGGGAGGAACGAATTGCGGTGATCCCGGTTTTTGGCGGTTGTAATGTCGGTCTGCGATCGGCAGAGCTCGCGGATCGAAGCGAAATGACTTGCGCCAGTTCATTCCTCAGTTCCTCCCCTCAAGTCCGGCTCGCTGGTCGGAATCAACTCATTCCGCATCACACGGTAGCTTCGCGGTGCGTCGATGCCGATCCGCACTCGGCCGGGCTTCATCGCCAGGATCATCACGACGATCGGTCCGTCTGGCGTCTCGATCTGAATCCATTCGCCAGTCTTCCTTGAAAGTGCCAACATCCGTTGTCCTTTCCGTTTTTCCTCGTTGCTTGCCTTTTCAAGAATCCCGCGAGCTCCTGCGAGATCCTCACGTTCTTTCTGCGAAATATCGGGACGATAGATCAGAGTTAACATGATCGCGTCAATTGCCGTGAGGATTGCATCTAATGTTGCATTGCTCATCCGTTCTACCTCCGGTTAGGTGGTGATTCCTGCTTTTATCAGGGCATCGCGTAGTGATGCCATCTCGGAATAAAAAAACCAATTTACTGAGTTGCGATCGTCGAAAGTCCGAAGAAATCGCTCGAGCACTGCCTCAGATGCCTCGATCAGCTCTGGCAACGCCGCGATGGCTTGGGCGTTGGCCTCATCACAGTCTTTGCCATAACCGAAATCGAGTCTGCAAATAAACTCGAATGGTGGCGGTCCCTCTCGGCGGAGTGCCGCGTGGAATGTGTCGGCCTCTCCACCATTATTACGGCGGTGAATGATGGGAAGAGTTCCTATTTGTGTTGTCCACGGTCCCTTTGTCATCGGCATCGGTTCACTCTCCTTTACGTGGTGATTCCTGCTTTTGCGAGGGCGTTCTGAGCTAATTCGATCGCTCGTTCAAGATGTCCTAGGTCACCGCCAAGTGGGTCATCGCCATCGAGGTGCTTCATCAACTCTTGGCATGCCTCGATCAGGTCCGGCAACGCTGCGATGGCGCGGGCATTGGCTTCCCAATTCCAGCGGTCAGGATAATTGGCGCCGTAGCCGTTAGGGTTGGCACAGATCCGGTGTGCGTCCGGGCCTTGTATGCCGAGATGTTCTTTCGTCAAATACCACGATCCCGGTGTCATCGGCATCAATCAATCTCCATTCGTGTCTTTGAAACATTGCAAAAGTCGAACATCGGTCATGCGAATCCGTCATTTTTCTCAACCAGTAACCAAGTGTCTATATCTTGGCGCTGGTACGTTTCGCCATGCAGTGGCCCGAAGAGATCGATTCGCCAGTCATGATCGGGCGCGGCCTGGGCGATAGCTTCAATATCCGCGAACCGGATAAAATCTTCAGTCCTCGTCGGTGTGTGCGATTCGGGGAAATACGGGAAGATCAGCCCGTTTTCGCCATCGGCGACTAACTCTCCATCGCAAGTTGCGATTGCTGAGCCGAAGCCGACTGCAATGATTTTCTCCAGTGGCGCTCTGGCTGGAATCGGTGGGCAGCACATGCAGGGATTGGGGCGCCCATCAAGTGAAGTCATTTTTTGCCATGCCATCGAAAGTTGCCTCTCTGAAAGATTGAAGTAGTCGAACATCGGTCACGATCTGATTCAGCACGCTTTCATCTTGGCAAACGAGCCATTCCTTGACGGCATGGCGGAAATCATCGGAATGGATGCATATCAAAAAGCCAGGGCAGTTCTTTTGCGCGACGCAAAGAACGGGAGTCTTCCGTATGCGGAATTTCATGGCTCGTCTTTTGACGGCCTCCCATAAACTGCGGAGGTTCGTTTTGCGAAGCTTGGCCTCGATTGCCAGCCGCGGGTGGTCTGTATCTGAACCATCGTAGTCGTCGCGGTGGGGCGATGAGTTATTGGCGGATCTCTTGCATCCCCAAAAGGCAGCAACGCGGCGCTCGAATTGCTTGGCGGCGGTGTCAGGCATGATCGTCGTCCCTCTAGATTCGTCAGGAAGGCACCTAATAGCCACGTGGTGAGGCGATTAGGCGTCCGGTCGATATATTTATCGTCCATCGCTAGCAACGCCTTAAAATCGAAAGAAGTCCTAATTAGTTCGTGGCGTCAATGCATGCTTGCTCTTGTTTGACTCGGGCAATCTGGTCTTCGACGCTGGGGCCGGTATGCCGGAGCATCGGGCCTCGGTGCGGCTTTGGTCTGCGGGGCGGCCTCAGCTTGCCGGATGGCGATCGCTCCCGCTCGGGTGGTCCGCCGTGCAGCCGGTTCCAGGATCGGTCGTAATCGGCGATCGGGTCGGACATGGCATTATCCTCCGGTCGGTTCGGGGTCCGGGATCTCGATCAATTGAAAGCAATTCTTGTGCACGTTCACATATTCGCTCTCAGGTGGCAGTAACAACGCCATCGTGATATCGGCCGGCATGAGTCGGTAGCGGGCCTCGGCAATTTCGTTCCAGGTCGGGTAACGCCAGTGACAAGCGATCGACATATGCCACGTCGTTCGATTGTTGTGGGTGATGATCACGGTGCAGTCGCCGAGCTTGTACGCTTTGATCGGCGTTCCGGCCGGCATGCCGGCTCTCAGCGGTTCCGGTGAAAGTTCGGTGAGCGGGAGCGGCTTTTCGCGGCGGAAGCTCGGAACTCCCATTCCGTAGTCGATCGGTTTCATGAGCGGCATGGCTTCCTCACGGCAAGCGGTCAACGGGTGGTCTGGAATCGAACAGCGTGGGTTGGGTCAGGATCTCGCGGACGGCGGCATCAACCTCGCGTTCGAGTTGCTTGGAGTCTTCCAGGTCGATCTGCTTTCGATTGCGAAAATACGATTTCTGGGCCGTTCGCATTCGCAGGACGAGGCGGGCGAATTCTCGCTCATTCATCCGTGGATTCCTCCGTTTCGTCGGTAAGCCAGTCTTCTTCGAGCTCGTCGCCTGTCGCTTCGGCGGCTGGTTGCTCGGGCGCGGTCTGCTGGCTGGCCCAGAAGCTCTCAAGGGCTTGCTCGATCTTCTCGGCCTTGGCCTTGCCGATGCCGGCAATTGCGGTCAGGGCGTTGTCTTGCGTGGTCCAGTCGGCAAGATGGCCGATGGTCTTGAAATCGTTTTCGTCGAGGTGTTCGACGATTGCTTGCGACAGGCCGTGATTGCGGAGCACGTCCACGGCGACCTCTCGCCAGGGCTCGGCGGCGGGTGGCTTCTGCTCGGGTGGAATCGCCTCGCGGGGCCGGTCGAAAAGCGGCATCGGCTGGGCAAAGCCGCGGATGAGTCCTTGGAGCTGATCGGCCGCTGCTTCCCACGCTTTCTTGGCGGCCTTCGCCGTTTCGGCGGCCTCGAGGTGCTCGGCATGCAGGCGGGAGACTTCGGCGTTTACCGCGATCGTTCTCGCGAGTTTTTTCTTGCAGTCCCGAAGTTCGTCTAGGTCGTCCAGGCTCGGCGGCGCATCTGCCGTCGGCTGGCCGTTGCTGTCGGGTTTCAGGGCCTCGTTGTTCTCGCGGGTTCTCGGCATGGGTCGGCCTCCGGGTCAAAATGGTTTTACTCGCATCCGCTCAGCGAGCAGTCGGCGGAACGATGCGGGCAAGCGGTCAAGCTCGGCGTCGTCGAAGTCGCCTGGGTGAATCGTGGTCCATTGGCTTTCGTTTTCGCGGATGTCGGCTAGGTCCGGGATGCGTGCAACGTCGGCCGGCTTTGTTCGTGATCGCATCCAACGGCCATAGGCGCAGGTGCAATGGGCGGCTGATGTCGTCGGGGTTGCGGCGGCCTGGCTGTTCCATAGTGGCACCAATCCAACTCCGGAGCAGTCGAGGCAAGATGTGATCGGCTCTGGCGATGGGCTTGCCTTTGCCTTTTTGGGCTTTGCTGAAGCGTTTTCTAGATCATGTCGCACGGCGTCAATCTCAACGAGCAGGCGGGGTAAGTGGTCTTCCACGAATCGCGGTGACTCGCCGCTTGCAACGCGGGTACTGGCTGCGTCCGCTTCGGCTTTCTTTGCTTTTATTTTGATAAATGAATTCAAGTAGCCTCGGTAGATTTCCATTCCGTCAGCGCTGTCAGGGGTTGGCCAGTCGGAACGCGGGCTCCTGATCTTGTGCCGTTCCAGGAACAACGGCAGCCAGTCTTTTATCATCATCGTATGATTCTCCAATCTTTTGTATAAACTCTCGCTTGTTGACCCACCTTCCCCAGTAAATACTGTCGCCGCTTGTGAGCCATTCGCTGCTCATGTGTGGGTGAAGCTTCTGGATGTAGAGCAGGAAAGGATTTCCGTGAAAATCGAAATAAATAGACTTTCTCATGTGCAGTAAATACTGTCGAGGCCGGCTCCATACGAATTTTTGGTATTTGTTGCCGTCGCCGAGGAATTGCAGGCGATCCAGAAATTCATCCGCGTGGATGATCCAGATCATGCCGGGCCGGTAGAACGATTCCCGCTCTCGTACTTTGGCGAGGCTCAACGAGCTATGCTGAAGCTCGATCACCATGCCGCCTTTGTCGACGATATCGGCCCGGTGTGGTCCCATCACGACCTCGCACTGATCGGGCGGGAAAAGGTCTTTCCACCCCAGGTGCCAGGCCGATTCGCACTCATGCCACGGATCGCATTCGGCGTTGACCTCATGAGCCCAATGCCAGATTAGAACCTCCCCGCACTTGGCGATCACTTGCGAACCGCAACCGGGGCACCATGCTTTCGCTCTCGGTGTCGCTCGGATCTTCTCGCCGTTCACGTTTGCATACAACATCCGACACTCATTTCCTTGTACTGATATAAATTTTTAAATAGCTACCCCTAGCCTGGCTGAACTTCGGAGTCGCGTTTTCTGTCGGCATGGTCTTTGAGTTTCTGGATGGCCTCTCGCTTCAGGTCTTCGGTGCGGTCGTCCGGTGGCGCCGGGGGCTCACCGTTGAGCTCGGATCTCTCATGAACGAATGCCGATAAATCGGCGTCGTTGGCCTCGCGTGCGGGCTCGCGTGCGGGCTCGCGTGATCGTGCGGGCGTGCGTGCGCGTCCCCGCGGGAAAGCGGCCGGAGATAGGCTAGGGGTAGCCTTGTCTTGTATTGTATTCTCTTCTCTCTGTTCTGTTCTGTTCTGGTCGTTACACGTAACGTTACATGTAACAGATGGTAACGTTTCAGGTAACGTTACCGTAACGTTACCGTAACGTTTCATGTAACGGTGCTTACGCACTCGTGACAATGAATCTGATGATGCGTTCTGCCGCTTGTTCCAATTGACCAAAGTCCAATCTTTGTTTATAAATCCGTTCACAATGAATTCCTTCTTGGTCGCGATGGTTTCAGTCATCGTGATACGGAGCGCATGAGCGATGTTTTCGTCCTTGCAAGGTAGGTGGCCAGCCCCTTGGAGGCAGAACAAACACACCAGACGGCGCTGATTTTGCTCACTCATGAGCTGAACTTTGGGGTCAGACAACCAGTCTAACCACAGTTTGCACCAAGTCATCTGTTTTCTCCCGTTACAGTAACGTTACACGTAACGTTACGTGTAACACGTTGTAACGTTACAGTAACGTTACTGTAACGCATTTGTATCCGGGTAAAATAGGGGCCTCCATGCCCGCTCGCGGCGCGTCCTGTCTCACTCGTGGAATCGCTTTTGATACCATCGCAGGAACGCTTCGGCACCGCCGGAGATTGATGCTTTACCTCCGACGAGGAGCCATCGTCCGGTCGACGGATAGAACGTGCAGGCCGGCCCGCGCGGATCGCGGAATACGATCTCCTGGTCGTGGTTTGACCAGTAGGCGTGGATACCGCGATGCTTGAAATAATCGCGCAGGCCATCCACGTTCTTTTGCCATTGCTCGCCGCGGCGGCATTGGGTTGGGTGCGGGGTGTACTCCGTCTATTCGGCTCCGCCCAATTCCCGTGAGTCTTCGTCGCTGAACGCGGGCATTTTCTGGCCAAGGTAGTCGCCGACCTCTCGCATCACGGCCATCTGGTCATTCCGCCAGAGGTCGTTGATGGCATCGGCGACGAGGTGCTTATCCCGCTTCCCTGCGGGGCCCGTGAGCTCGTCCTCTTTGAGGAATCCATTGGCGATCAATTGCTTGATCAGGTGATTGCCGATCTGGTGGGCGTGAATCGGCTTGAAGTCTCGATCCTTCGCGGTGGCCTCCGCATTGAAGGCTGTGAGCGTATCCTCAATCCAGTCTCGGCAATCGCTGCGGTCGCCTTTCGTGGGCTGCGGCGGTGCCTCTGGTGGCTTTGCCGGGGGCTCGGCTGGCGGCGTCGGCTCGCGGCGCTGCTTGAGCTTCGCGGTCAGGCTCGCGTGGGCGGTCTGCTCGGTCGGCGTGGCGAATTCCTCGATTTCATCGGGCATGTAGATTCCCATGATCACGCCGGGTGAGATCATGCGGATTCCGTTGGTGATCACTCTCGAGCGGAGCATCGGCCGCGGGTGGTTCTTCCAGACCAATCGATTCGCCAACCCCGCTCGCTCAGCATCCTTCATCGTGAAAGACACGCTCTTTCCGTCCGGGCAATGCCGGTCGTGGTAGAAGGTCGCCTCGCATTCGGTATCGGTGTCCTTCGTCCATTCGATGCGTCCTCCGCTCCGCTGGAATTCCGCCAGCATCGCATCCGATCGCATCGATGGTCGTCCCTCGATAATATGGTATCTCATCAATGCTTTGATGGGATGCAGACCTTCCGACTCAGCCAAGAGCATAAGCGTCAAGACTTGTGAGGCGTCCATCTTGAATAGCCCGGATTTGGCGACCGATTCGGACATGAGTTTCATATCCGCGAGGCTGTATTGAGGCGGCAAAATCAACTCGGTCGTGGGGCTGATTCGCTTGATAGCTGTGCTATTCATTCTCGGAATCTCCATTGCTGACGGTGAATCGGACGTATTGAGAAGCCTTGATGGTTTGAGTCCGCTCCTTCACGTGGACGACCTTACGCTTGAGCGTATAAGATCCGCACTTGGCGGCGCTGGCATTACCCATTGCCATGAGGAGTTCCGCCTTGTAGTGGTCGCGGTCGTCCTCTTCCTCTTTTATGGTCTTTGCGGCCTCCTTGTACGCTCGCACGATTTGAGCGTATTTCAGGGCGTTTAGCTCGATCGCGGGCTCATCGTCTCGGTTAAAGTGCTTGGCGATCGCTCCGAGGTCTGCCGGGCCGAATTCGGCCGGTGGGGTGCCGTTGACGACGTGCAGCCAGAATTCTGACTCGAGCACGGTCATCTGGTTGATCAGGTCTTCATCGCGGTGGACGTAATAGATGCGGAATGACGGATCGGCGCACCATACGGCGAATTGAATGTGTTTGGCGCCGGTCACGGCCATCTGGTGTTGGGCCTGAATTACCCAGGCGTCGGGTAGGCCGATCGGGCTGCCGTCCTCGGGGAGCGTTCGGGTCATCCACGCGCCAGCCAGCTTGAATTCGACGTAATCTTGCTGGTCGAGCTCGCCATCGATCGTGGCCTTCATCCACGGGTACATAGGATGCGTGACGTGGATTTGCTGGCGGGTGAATCCCCAGCCGGTTCGCTCGGTATACATCGAGGCGATTGCCGATTCCGCTGCGAGGCCCATTCGCATCGCGTCGTTTGGCGGCTCGGGCTCAATTTCGCCGCGTTTCTCGCACCAGAGTCGAAAGCGGCTGGGATCTTTGCGCACGCCAACGACGGTGGGCGCGTCGCTCGCTCCAATGCCCTTGCGGCGTTCAGCGAGCCATTGTTCACGGTCGATTATTGCCATCGGGAAGTCCTCTCGGTAAAGTGCAGGTGTTCGTTGGTAGCCTCGGTTTGGTGTGGGGGCGCGTGATTTCGCCGATCACGCGCCTCTTTTTGCTGTCGGATGCGTGTAGCGGTGGAGTAACTCCATCGTGAGAACGCGGTAAACGCCGCGATCCATGCAGTACAGGATCGCGTTGTCGATCAGGTCGCAAAGCTCGTCGTCAGAGAGTTTGCGGCCGTAATCGATCAGGTCGTCGTCATCCATCCTCGTGAGGTCTTTGATGTCGGGCTCCTCGGGATGGGTGAGTCTCGGATTAACGTCGGGATCGTTCCAGCCTGCGCGGCGGACATAGCTCATTTCGGTTTCCTTTTTGTGGCTGAGACGCTGGTTGCAAGGAGTAGCTTTTGAACGCTCTCGCGGTCATAGCGACGGCGGAAAATGGTGTCGCGGGCTGTGATCAGACCGCGACGGGCGAAGTTTCTTACCTGGGCCGGGCTGCATTGCAACATCGCAACCGCCTCGGCACTCGTGAGCCATTGCGATGCGTCTACACTCATTTGCGTGTAACTCCTTAAGTGTGAGTACAGTGAACACTGCGGACACAAGACACTATACACCGTCCTTGGCCTCGGTCAAGCATTTTTTCTTAAAATCTTGACAGTCGCTTTTCGTCGGTGTCTCATGTCAAGGCATAGTGTGCGTTAATGTCGAGAGAGAAGATCAGCGGCGATTACTCGCCGATCTCGAGGCCGGGCGCATCTCTCATGATCAACTCGCCCGAATCACTGGTTGCTCGCGGGCCACTCTCTACCGACGAATCGCCCGCGCGGGCGCTCTGCGGCTGCGTAATGTGCCGGCCGACGCAAACGATGGCATCGCTCTACAGGGAGGACGAAGCAAATGCCATCCCTACCACGGGGGGCCGATCGGTCCCCGAGTCTCGCTTTACCAGTCGAGCAACCAGCAAGGCGACATCGACGCATCGAAATGCGAGCATAATGAGGTTATACGGCGGGGCGATGCCGTGGTTTGCCTTGACTGTCGAACGAATTTTAGCGGATTGGATCACCTCAGTGACTGCCAGCCTTATCCGACGATTCCGCTTGATCCATCATTGCCAACCCCCGGAGGGCTGGCTGGCGGAACAGGGATGGTCGGCTCGCGAAACGGAGTAAAATCGTGAAGCATCTCTTTATGCTGATGGCTTTATCGGTCGGGCAAACGGATCTATCCGAATCGCGGCGGGTCTTAAGCGTTGATGTGCGCACCGAGAGCGGTCAATCCCGCGGCTATGGCTCGGGTACAGTGATTGCAACGCGCGGCGATCGGGCTTTGGTGCTCACAGCTCGGCATCTATTCCGCCCCACTGATACTAAGCGGGAAATCGTGGACTATGACGGCCAGCACTATCCGGCTCGGGTGCTCGGCGTCTCGGAATCATGCGATCTGGCTCTCACGGAAACGACGACACCACGGGCCATACGCTCGCGGCTTGTGGCGCGTGGATTGGATGCGGCCAGATCGCATGTCATCACGTTTGCCCAACATCCGGCCGACGTGGTGCAGATCGCGGGCTACGGCGAGGGCAAGCATCAACTCGCGGCTCAGACGGGGAGAAAGCTCCGCGGGCCTCTGACGCTCCAGACACGGAATCGTACGCTACAGGATTGCTACCTGTATGCGGTCGAACCTCGAGACGGCGACTCTGGAGCAGGCGCATTTTCTGCTGCTGGTTTTGCCGGAGTTGTAACGCACAGGTCCGACAGTAATGAGCGTGAAGGTGTTATCGTCGGGCCTACCGGTGTAAAGAAGTTCTTGGAGGCTCAATGTATTGGCGGCTGGTGTACCGCTGGCTTATCGATTGATGGTCCTGGGGTGTCAATCCGCTCGGGGCGGTTGGCTCAGGTATTTGGTGGTGGTGGAAATGGCCAGTTCTTCGAGAGATACCGGCGCGGGCCTTTTAACTGGGAATCGTACACTCGCCGGGGTGGTAGTGGCTTCGGGGGAGGATTCGCCACCACCTACGGCGGGGTATGGGGCGGCGGCAGCGGTAGCTTTTCAAGCTTCGCCACGCCAGCCTACGAAGCTCAACCGGTGATCAGTTACGATTCGGTCATCTCCCCTGCTTACGCTCCCATCTATGCTCAGTCTATCCCTCTCGTGCGGCCAACTCTCCCGGTTCAGGTTGTTGCGCCCCCTCTGGTTGACACCTTGACCGGGAGAGTCGCGGTACTCGAAAGCCGGCTCGCAGTGCTCGAGCGAATCGTAGGCCAACCATGAATGACGCTAAAGCCACGTTTCCAGGAGTTGCGGCTCGTCATGATGGAGTCTCGGCAATGCACTACGATTCCACGGCTGACACTGACAGACACATTGCAGCGGTCCGTACTTATTTGCGCTTGGTTATCGACAATCTAGAGCGGCGATCTCAGAGTCACGACGCATCGAAAAAAGAATCTCCGGAGAAAGAGGTGTTTGACGAATTTACTCCGAAGCTATCCGCAACAACTTACGGATCTGATGAATATATGGCTTTCCTGTCCGCGATGAAGCCGGCTCTTGATCATCACTATTCAGTGAATAGCCATCATCCGGAACATTACGCGAACGGGATCGAAGGAATGAACTTGCTCGATCTGGTCGAAATGTTTTGCGATTGGAAAGCAGCGACATTACGCCATAATGACGGCGATTTGAAGTCTTCGATCAAAGTCAATCAAAAGCGGTTCGGGTATTCGGATGAACTTAGGCAAATTCTTTTGAACACGGCAAACGAGTTAATGCTTTAGAGCCACGTCTCCAATAGCTGGGGCTCGTCATGCTGGTGTCTCGGTACCCGGTAATTGAGATGACGCGGGATCTTGGACCTTGCCTCCTCCAGCGTATCGGCAACCGCGGCCGGCTTGGCGTCACGCTCCAGATGGTCCAGGGTCAGCGTGCAACCCCGAGTGACGTACTTGCCGGGATACTCGGGCAGGTCACAATAAATCAGATATAGTCTCATGCGTAACAATTCATCGCTAGCGGGGTAGGTCGTGATGCAGATACTTTATCCAGGGATCAAGGTTACCGTCAAGTATGGCGACGGGAATGGCACGATTGCGCAAACGGTGCTGACTGACAATCACGGTCAACTCGAAGTGACCTACGGCGTTCTGCTCGACGATGGCGGCGAGGGCGAGTACGAGGAGAAGGACCTGGACCCACTGCCGGGAATGAAGATATTGATTGTGGATTATCAATGATGATGTCAAAGGATGATGGTAAGGATACCTGATCAGTGTGCGAGAGCTTAATTATCGTCAACGGCTGTTCGTTGAAGCATACATTGGCGAAGCGAATGGGAACGCTACGGAAGCAGCTAGAATTGCAGGCTACAGCGGCAATGATAACGCTCTTGGGGTTGTAGGTCATGGACTATTAAGAAACTCTAAGATTCAATCTCTGATCACTCGTCGTGTCTCTTGCGTCGCCATGTCTTCAAGCGAAGTGCTAGCCAGAATGGCTGAAATCGCAACGTCAGACATAGGCGAATTCATTGATATCAAACCCGATGGCAGTTACCGATTGAATCTCAGCAAACGAAAGCGAACACGGTTACTCAAGAAGCTCAAGACGACGAGAACCACAACAAAAGATTCCGAGACGGAAATAACTGACTTTGAGGTTCGCGACCCGTTTTCCGCATTGGTAAAGCTAGGCGAATATCATGGTTTGTGGGATCGTGAATTAGGTCGGAAGCCAGCAAGTGACAACCAGCCACCTAAACGTATCGACCTCCCACGACGCAAGCGAGCCAATCATCCCAAGACTGATGGAGGCGATCGAAAATGATCGCATGCCTCGCGAGCTGGTTATATGCGGACCCGCCGGCACGGGTAAAACCTATCCGATTCTCTCGGTGCTCCATTGCCTGGCGGCCGATGAGCCTGACCTACGAATCCTTCTGCTCCGGGCCACTCGCGTCTCGCTTACTGAGTCCGTACTCGTCACGTATGAGCAGGAGATACTACCCGCGGATTCGATGGAGTATCTCGCGGCTGGTGTGCTGCGGTCCCATCGGCACGGGTATCGGTATCCTAATGGTTCCGAGATCGTGGTCGCGGGCCTCGACCGGACACCCTCGCGGATTCTGTCCACAAGCTGGGACATCATCTATACCAATGAGGCGATCGAGCTTACAGAGGACGTGTGGGAATTCCTGGGCTCGCGGCTCGACCGTCCGGGCCGGCATGGCGAGCTCGGTTGGCTCATCGGGGACACCAATCCGGGCTCTCCCGTCCATTGGCTCAAGCAACGCTGCGACAACGGCAAGGCCGAACTATGGAACACGACGCACGAAGCTAATCCTGCTCTCTATGATCAGGAAGTGGGAGCGTTCAATGAGGCCGGAACGGCCTACCTTGCCCGACTGGAACAGCTCACAGGAGTCAGATATCTTAGACTCCGCAAAGGAATCTGGGCCGGCGTCGAAGGACAGATCTACGAGGAATGGGATGAGGCGGTCCACGTCATCGATCCGTTCCCGATCCCGGCAGACTGGACGCGATACAGGTCGATAGATTTCGGATACACGAATGCTTTTGTTTGCCAGTGGTGGGCGGAAGATCACGATGGTAGGCTTTACTTATACCGAGAGCTTTATGGGACACAACGAATCGTCTCCGACTGGGCAGAAGAGATACTCCGATGCGAGAGAAGCCCCCCCGAGATATTCGGAGAGCGAACATCCTTTCTCTCGTCTCAAGTACCCGATTCCACCCCCGAACGTATTCGGCGAACCGTTTCCGACTGGGACGCAGAGGACAGAGCCACCCTCGAGTCCTGCGGAATCGGCACCGTCCCAGCCTGCAAATTCGTCGTGCCAGGAATCGAATGCGTCCAGAAGCGCCTCAGACGTGCTGGTGATGGTAGACCTCGCTTGTATGTCTTTAAGAACTGCACTGTCGCAATTGATCCACGTCTACGAGAAGCTAAAAAACCAGCAAGCACAAGAGAAGAGCTAGCGGGCTACGTGTGGGCTCCGCCACTACCCAATCGGGCGCCGAAGGAAGAACCACTCAAGATGCATGACCACGGTTGCGATGCGTTACGGTACATGGTGGCAGAGATTGACGGACTGGGAACGTACTCGGCGGCATGACGATGTATCTTGAAGATGTCTTGAAAGCTCGCGGGTTGGTCTGGGATAAGCTCAGTGAGCATGAACAATACCAACTTATTGTGAGTATCAGACAAGAGAATGAGCAAGTGTTCGCCGAATGGTTGCGCAAGCGTGGGTTTGACGCTCGCACTTCTCGCGATGCGATGAAGCTCGAAACGAAGTGAGGTTCTCACTCAAAAAAACCGTTCTGTCCGTCTATGGCGGGATGACGCAGATCATAGGCGGGCTCTGGACACGCTACAACGGCCAGGGATGGGCCCGCCTACGATGGTTCCTGCCATCCGCTCGCTTCGACTGGGAGCGAGAGGCGGGCGATACATGGATGTCGTCCATTGTGGCGATCAGCATCTCATGGCTAGGCGACCGATTCCCGCGGCCGATCATGGGCCTGTCGAAGCTCAGTCGCTCCGGCGAAGTGGTGCCGGTCGGGCGGCATCCCGTGGTTGAATTGTGGAATCGACCCAATGCGTACTATGGGCGCAGGTCACTCGAGAAGGCTGTCGGGCTCAGCCTCAAGACAGACGGAAACGCCTATATCTGGAAGGTCCGCGACCGATCCGGCAAGGTAGTCGAGCTTTGGTGGGTGCCTCATTTCCGAGTGTTCCCGACATGGCCGATGGATGGCTCCGAGTTCATCGACGGCTACAAGGTCTGGGTGGACACCATCCAGTACTGGGTGCCTCGAAGCGAAATGATTCACATCCGCGACGGCATCGATCCTCGCAACGAACGGCTGGGACTCGCTGCCTTGCGGGCCACTCTTCGCGAGTGTGTGACGCTCAACCTCGAGGCGTCCTACACCGCGTCAATCCTGCGCAACGCTGGTGTGCCGGGCCTTGCCATCGTGCCGTTGAATGAGCGTCTGCGGCCCGATGATGACGACGTGGACCGCATCAAAGGCAAGTTCAAAGAGTCGGTCGGGGTCGAGATGGATGCGGCCGGCGGGACGATTGTGCTCCGCGGCCAGTACGATGTGAAGCAGATCGGCTTCAGCCCCGAGCAGCTCACGCTTGATAAGTTGCCGATGAATGCCCTAGGCCGCATCAGTGCCTCAATCGGCGTGGCGGCAATGAGCGTAGGGCTACCCGATCCGGGCAAAACCTATAGCAACCTCGGGGAAGCCAACCGGTCATCATGGGGTACCATCGTCGCGATTCAGGAATTGATTGCCGAGACGCTGCGATGGGATTTGCTGCCGGAGTTCGGGCTCGACCCTCAGACCTATCTGATTGAGTACGATTACAACCACATTGCCGAGTTGCAGGAGCCACTTGACCTCTTGCACGCGCGGATCCGCGAAGACTTCGTGGCCAACATCATCACGCAGAATGAGGCCCGCGAGGAACGCGGGAATGAGCCAATTGACGGCGGCGACGTGTTTGCTTACGAGATCACGGCCGCGCCTGGCATGGAAGGCTTTGGAAATAGCGACGATGCGGTGACGGGCTCGATGTTCCGGGCGGCTAGTCTGAATCGATCCAATGGCAACGGGCACGCGATCACGTTCGATCGGAAATGAGACTCCAGACGAAAGACCGTGGCCGGGCCCGCAAACGGAAGCCCAGTCTTCTCGAGCGTACGCGCCGTCAAATCGTCCAGTACATGAGCGAGCAGGAACGGGCCATCACGGGATGGCTCAAGCAGACGGCCGCACTCGGCCAGCAATTGCCGGGGGCGATTCCCGATTGGAATTTCTTCAAGCTGGGTACAGAAGAGTTTGTCTATCGGATGACGCCAACCTTCACGGCGATCTGGGACAAGGCCGGTGCTCAGTTTGCGCATCAAATCGGCCTCGACCCCAACCAGTGGGACGTGACGAATCCTTACCTATCGCAGAAGATCCATAACGCAACGTTTGCGTTTTGCGAGGATACCAACGCCACCACCACGAAGGATATCGGCAAAGCGTACGCTGATCTTCGGGACGCACTGCATCAGGGCCTTGTTCCTCACGGCGAATCGATCCCGCAATTGACCAAGCGGGTGCAAGGCGTGTTCGAGAACGCCGAGAAGTGGCGGGCCCGTCGCATCGCTCAGACCGAAACATCACGGGCGATGTTTCAGGCCAAGGACGAGCAAGCCCGACGGTCTAATGTTGTGGTCGGGTGGCGTTGGTCCCTCAGTAGTGATGCATGCCCGGTATGCGTTGCGATCGCGGCCAGGAAGCCCGTGGTCAAGCTCGGCGAACCGTTCGCCATCATCGGCAAGAATCCGACGTATTCGACGATTTACCACCCTCCGGCGCATCCGCACTGCTTGCTACCGGAAACGCCCGTCATCGCCCCGATTGGAATTGCCGGGATTAAAGCCCGTTACGATGGACCCGTTGTGCGCCTTCGCTTTTCCGATAGGAGCGATGTAACCGTCACCCCGCATCACATGCTCTTGACGCCCGATGGATTCTCCCTCGCAGACAGCTTGGTGGAGGGCGAATATGTTCTCAGCCACGGGATAGGCAAGTCTATGACGAGTCGTTATCCACACGATAACGGTATGCCAACCCCGATCAGCGAGATATTCGATACGTGGGCGAAATCGGATAGCGTGGCGGCCGGCAGCGTGCCACCATCCTCCGAATATCTCCACGGCGATGCGGCTTTCTGTAAGGGCAACATCGATGTTGTAACGCCCAATCGCCTTTTGTGGCACAGTCTCTGCGCCGAGAGCTTCGAGCCATTTTTGGATGGTTCGCTCCGATGGCCCCACTTGAATCGGACGTTTTTGGCGCGCGAGAGCGATCTTGCAAAGATGCTCTTCGCTCTTCGGGATGCCACGGACGGCGGCGTGTGCTCTCTCCGCGAGAGCAAGGCGCTGCTGCGGGCTCAATTGTCGCTGGCGATTAAGAGCAGCAGCAGAGCGGCCCCTTGGCTTAATGCCCAGCTTCAGCAAGCAATTGCGGATTCTCGGACGAGTGACACCGAAAAGCTTCGAGACATCCAACTCAGACATTCCGGCCAGATAGAGGCGGCGCAACTCCTCAAGATCGATCGATTTCATTATTCTGGTCCAGTATACGATGTTCAAACAGCAACATCATTATATCTTTCTGGCAATGGGCTAATCAATAGCAATTGCAATTGCTCGGTAGTTCCGATCCTCGACACCGATCCTGCGCAAGCCTACACCGATCGGCCACTAGAGCAACCCGCGCCGGCCACGGATGAAGAGGCGGATAAGATCCGCTCTCAACTCCGAGAGGAAGAGGAAGAGATTCTTCGTGGGTCCGAAGCCTGGGGAGCGAAGCCCTACGCACAGCGTTATCCGCGGGGGCGCAAGGGTTATCGGATTCCGTTCTACTCGATCAAATCTCACGCTAAAGCTAGGTCGAAGCTATTTCGCATGCCAGTATGAAACCAGCCATTAAGCAGCTCGACGGCGAATTCTCAGAAGTTCGCGACGACGGAACGTTTGACATGTATGCATGTGTCTATGGAAACATAGACAGGCAGGGTGACCTTATCGAAAAAGGTGCGGTCACTAATGTAGACCAGTTCGTGCAGACGGGTTGGATTGCGCTCAATCACGATCAGCAAGCGTTGCCAATTGGCTCGATTGACTCTGCCGTGCAGGACGAACGGGGCCTGAGAGTGACGGGCACGTTCCACTCGACGCCAAAGGCTCAAGAAGTTCGCACGGTCGTCAAGGAACGGCTAGGCCGCGGCAAGACCGTCTCGACCTCGATTGGCTATCAGGTGCCGGTCGATGGCGAGCGTTATGAAAAAGTGGACGGCAGGACCATTAGACGCATAAATAAGCTTGCAATTTTTGAGGCGTCAGTAGTCAATCTTCCTGCTAATCCGGAGGCGGAAGTGGTTTCCGCCAAGTCGTTGTCTGATCTCAATCACGAAATGGAGGGCTCGATGTCAAACCATCGGAGGGCAATCGATGCCCTCAAGTCGATCCTGGGTATCGCGACCAAGCAGGGCCGCAAGATGAGCGGGGCCAGCCTCGAGAAGTTCAAAGGCTTCCATAAGGCAATGGACGGTGCGGCCGAAGATGGGATGAAAGATTGCAAGGCTTTAGGCGGTGCAATCAAGTCCATCGCGGCCAAGCACAAAGCCTACAAGGAAGTGGCTGATGAATTCTCCAAGACGCTGAAAAACTTCGAGGGCGGCCAGCAGCAACCCGAAGACGACGACTCTGACGGCAATGTGGCCGAAGACGACAAGCTCGACGATGAAGAAGACGCCAGGGACGACGATGAGAAGGACGACGATGAAGACGAGGACGAGGGCAAGAGCAGGAAGCGTCGCAAGGAGGACGACGAAGACGAGGACGAAGACAAGGCGGACGACGACGACGAGGACGAGCCCAAAGCACGGAAGCGCAAGGAGGACGATGACGAAGAGGACGAATCGAAGCGGAAGGCACGGAAGCGGAAGCGCAAGGAAGGCGATGACGATGAAGAGGAAGCTAGGAAGGCTTTCAGGCTGAAAGTGTTGCGCGACTCGTTGCAAGCGAGATACCCGAACAGGACGGGTTAGCGTTCGTTCCTTTAACAATGAAAGGCATAGCATGACCACTATGGACGACCCGGTCCTGATCGGGCTGCAATCGCAAGCCGATACGCAGTATGCGCAGGGCCAGAAAATTCTGATCGATCCCGCGGCTTCCTGGGACGATCTCCAGAAGGCCCAAAAGCTGTTTGCCGAGCATGACGCTCTGAGGCAGAAGATTGCTCATCGGGAGAAAATGCTCGAAACCAAGTTTGTGGGCGAGCCAGTGCGGGCGATGCCGTTTCCGACCGGAGGCGGCGATCGCGGCATGCACTTTAACGGCCGGATTGAGCCTGGCATTACCTCGCTTGAGAAAAAGCAAGCAACGGGTGGTTTCAAATCGATCGGCCACTTTGCGTGGTCCGTTTACCGTGGCGGCCGCTACGGTACGACCGATGTCGAATCGGTCATGATGCTCAAATCGTGGAACGATATGCAGCTCGAGATGAAGGCCCCCTCGGGCATGTTTGAGGACAGTGACCCGGATGGCGGCGTGCTCGTTCCACGCGAGTTCTCCAATCAGATTTACACGCGTATGACGGCGCAGAATCTGATTCTTCAGTACCTTTCACCTTTGCCGGTGCAAGGGAACAATCTGACGATCCCTGCTCTCAAGGAAGAGTCGCGGGCCGATGGCGCTCGTCAAGGCGGTATCCTCGGGTACTGGGCTGGCGAAGCCGATCAGTACACTCCGAGCAAGTCTCGCTATCGTGACTTGAACCTCCGTCTGCACAAGCTGACGGTTTACACGTTCTGCACTGACGAGCTCGTGAACGATTCACCGATCGCCTTGCAGACGTTTTTGTTGGACAAATGCCCGAACGAAATCAACTTCAAAATCAATGATGCCGTGGTGAACGGCAATGGCAACGGGATGCCTCACGGTATCCTGGGCAGTACCTCGAAAATCACTCAGGCGGCGGTGACTGGGCAGGGGGCCGGCACCGTCGTCTGGAAAAACGTCGTGCAAATGTATAAGCGGGTCGTGGCAGGTCAACGCGGCTCGCTTATCTGGCTGTACAACCAGGAAATCGAAGATCAGCTTAGCTTGCTGTTCATGCCTACGGGCACTGCGGCCGGTATTGCGATCTTCAAGCCCAACGAGGCCGGCAACGGTTTTACCCTCTACAATCGGCCCGCTATCGTGATGGAGCAGTGCCAGGGAGCAGGCACGGAAGGTGATTTGATCGCTTTCGCAACTCAGGGTTATGCGTGCATAACCAAGGGTGGCATCGAGTCTTTCATGTCGATGCATCTACGCTTCGACTATGACGAGACGGCCTTCAAGTGGCGGTTTCGGTTCGACGGCCAGCCCTATGACATCTCGCCGTTGACGCCCTACAAGGGGTCAAACACGGTTTCGTCAATCGTGACTCTGAGCAGTTCGCGGACCTAAGTCTGACCGGGGCGGGTGCAGGATAATCCGCCCCTTCCCATCCTACTAGCAGGAGTTCATTACTCATGGCAAGCGGACTACGTTTCGTCGATCAAGATTTGAAGCTCGTTGCATTGACTCCGGCTGTACCCTCATCGGCAACCCCGAAGTGGGTTTCGCTCAAGGGTTATCACTCGATTCAAATCCTTATCAAGTTCCTTAATACCACTACGGTGACGGGTTCGGCGATCACGTTGAATCAGGCAACAGCCGTGGCGGGTACGGGGTCAAAGGCTCTCAATTTCTCGACCATGTTTGCGGTGGCGGATTCGTCGTCCAGCGTCATCCCAGTGCAGACGGCGGTTGTGTCAAACACGTTCACGACGTCAAACGTCAACAGCAAGTCGGGTTGGTACATCATCGAGGTGCGCTCAACTGACCTCGATATGAAGAACGGCTTTGACTGCATTCAGGTCGGTGTCGGCAATGCGACCGCGAGCACGATTGACGTGCTGTACACGCTCCGGCCTCGGTACTCGGGCGAGTTTACCTCCTTCATCGATCCGACGGTTGACTGATGCCAGATCAAGTCCTCGTCACGTCTGATCAAGTGTCGGCGGTCTGGCCAGCATTCGCGAATCAGTCGCCGACGCTTCAGGATATGTTGATCAATACGTCCAGCCAGGCGTGTATCGATTTTTGTACTCACACGTTTGATAACGAATCGGTTAGCGAGGCGTTCGACGGCAACAATACGGGCATTCTCTGGATTCGTCGGCCGGTTATCCAAGTGATCCAAGTTACGATCCAAAATGGCGGGCTGGTGCTCGATAACGCCGATGGCCGCGACTGGACGGTGTATCCAGCCAAGGGAAAGCTCGTGCGCGGGGCTGGCCTCAACGATGAGCGGTTTGCATGGTTCTGGCCGAAGGGGAACCGCAATATCCAGGTTGACTATATCTGGGGATACGAGCAGATCCCGGACAAGGTCGTCATGGCTGCCTCGCTCTATTGCAAGTACCTCTTTCAGCTCGGGCAGCGGGCCGGGCTCTATCAATCCGAGACGATTGGAGATTACTCGTATACGCTGGGGCCTCAGACTCCGACCAACGGATTGACGACGATGGGCATGCCGGCCTACATCGCAGACTTGCTTTCTGACTACGTGGACGACATGGGGCCACGGTGAGTCTCGAGGATCTCATCAACGAATCGAACCAGCTTGCCACGATCACAATCGAGGCGTTGCCGGGCTCGGTACCGCCTCAGACGGTGATGGGTGGAGTCGATCGAACGGGCGAATGGCCGGTCATCGCGAGCGGAATTCCGTGTCTGCTGAACAACAAATCATCGGCATTGACACCATACACGCAAGGCCGGAACAACGAACGGCAGCAAGTCTTCACGACCCGGATCTACTTCTGCTTCGACCCGACACCGAACGGGTTCACCACGCGGATGCGAATCACGGTTACTCAGTCGAGCACGGGGACCGATGCGACTGACCTCGGTATCTACCAGGTCGAGAACGTGAGCAACCCGAATTCGATGAATCGGATCTGGGAAATCGACGTGGAAAAGGTGCTCTCATGAGTATCCGCGATTGGAACGGTGACAAGGCAATCGAGACGCTCCACGTGGAGACAATGGACGCGATTGAAAGGGCTTGTATCATCGTCTGGCGCAGGGCGGACAGGCTGCTGTCGATTGAAGGGACGGGGCGGGAAGGGACGGTCAAGGATCGGTCTCGACCGGGTGAGCCTCCGCGAAAGCAAACGGGCGAGCTCAAGGACAGCGTGACGTATGAGATTGACGAGAAACTGAGTCAGGGCCGGGTCGGCACCAACGTCGATCATGGCAAGTATCTTGAGCTCGGCACGAAGCGGGGCATCTTGCCGCGTCCGTGGTTGCGGCGGGCTCTGCTCGAGTCGGCGGATGAGATCAACAACGCGCTCGGCAGAAAGAAATGAGGCTCATGCAAGTTCGGGGAGCGTTCACGGTCAGTCTACCAATAAGGCTGTGTGTAAGCTCTCACGGTTGGGCACGAGCCAAAACCAGTAAAGCACGAATGAGCCAGGGGCCGCAATGGCAGTAGTCAATTTCTACATGCAGGCGACCGGGAATGACCTCAACAGCGGCGCCACCAATGCGGATAACGCGGATTATAGCGTCACGACGCTGAGCAGTTTCGATGGCGTGAGCGTTTTCACCGTTGGCGATGGTTCCAATCCGTCTAGCTTCATACTCGTCGGTGATTACGTGTCGCTCTACCAGACGGGCGATACCGCGGCGCGGTGTGTGGCCAAGGTGACTGCCGTTACTTCTACGACAGTTACGATCGATACGACGATCAAGTACGGCACGGTGCCGACATCGGGCAGCTCTGGTACGCGAATGCTCAAGCACGGCGGGGCCTGGGCCTCGCTGGCGATCACGGCGACGAATGCGGCGTTCAATACGGGGACAGTACCGCAATCAACTCAGGTCAATATCAAGGCTGGAGTGTACGCCAACGCGGCGACCACTCGCGCGCTCGGCATGGCGGGCACGGTAACGGCGCCGATGATCTGGAGCGGCTACAAGACTGCGATAAACGATCAGGATAACAACCTTCTCGCAGTCAACGGAACGGACATCCCGCAATTCACGTTCACGACGGCGACGGCCAGCTTTGCGACGCATGTTACGGTTCGCAATGTCCAGTTCCTCACGACAGGGATTGCGGCGAATTTCCTGGCGTTCAACACGACCGATGTCACGTTTATAAATGTTCGCGTCACGAACACCAATGCGGTTGCCGGTGCTCAGCTTGCGAACATCACGCAGTCCGGCTTCGCTGCGATCGGCTGTCAGTTTGTGACCACCAGCGTATCGACAAAGGGCGTCAATGCGGCACAAGTGGCGGCGTTTATCGGGTGTTATTTCGCGAGCGGCATCACGGCCTTATCATGTTCCGCTCAGACGACAATCGTCGGGTGCGTGTTCGACACTCAAACCGGCGATGCAGTCAGCACATCGACCACGTTTTCCGCGGCGAATTGCTCGTTCTTCGGCGTGGGTGGGACGAGCCTTGGAAATGGTATCAATATCACATCAACGCCGGCCTCGCTTTGCTTCATCTCTAACTGCTACTTCGAGGGTTACACGACCGCGGCTAAGGCGGCGATCATGAACAGCTCGGGCGCCAATACTACGTGGTTTAAACTCGTCGGCAATGCCTACTTTAATTGCACGGCGAACTGGTCAGGCTTTGGCGATTATCCGCTCGTGGGCGACGTTCCGACGCTGGCATCCTCGGGCTATACGGCGGGTGGGAGTGACAATTTCTATCCCACTACGGTGCTTCGCGGGGTGGGTTATCCGTCCAGGATTCCGGGGCTCGGTGCATTCACGAATTACCAGACTCCTGGCGCGGTCGATGCTTCCGCGGTCGCGTCCAGTGGTGTGTTCCATCCTCTGGGCTCATTCATCGTGAGAAGCGGTCGGTAATGCCGAATCCGTATCAAACGCTGATTCTCAGCTACTCGTCGCTCATCCACTACTGGGAGCTTGACGAGCTATCCGGCTCCAGTGCGGCTGATAGCAAGGGCTCGCTGGCGGGCACGATCGCCACGGGCTCAGCACGGTCTCCAACCTTGGGCGTGGGTGGTCTGCCGGCCGGCGGCACGAGTTTTCTGTTCAACGGCGCGACGGGCTTTCATGATAGCAATGTCTCGGTGTCGGCGTTCTCGATCGGTGGCGTCGCTGGCTTCACGGTCGAGGCGTGGGTCTACATTCCATCGAGTCCCGCGAGTGCTCAACACGTTGTTGCGTTCTCGGATTCCGGTGCAGGGTCATTCTCAGGTCGGATTCATCTCCAGTCTGACAAGACGCCGCAAGCCGATGTCTACGATGGCACGGGCCACACGATCAATGGTAACGCTCCTCTCTCAAACACGACGTGGCATCATCTCGTGATGGTCTGTCCTGCTTCGGGAACGATGACGCTCTACGTCGATGGCGTGGCGCAGACCAATACGGCCAGCCTCGGGACGCCTTACAACCTCGGTAATGCTCTCGCGTTCTGGATCGGCGGCGGGACAGCCGCCTGGGATGATGCGACGTTCCAGATTGACGAGGTGGCCGTCTACAATGACGTACTGACGCCGACTCAGATTCTCAACAATTACAACACGGGCATGACGACTTTTAGTCCCGTCAATTATGTTGGCATGAGTTCATTGATGCCTCTTACACGGTAAATCCTATGCCAGCTTCAACACCAGGCGGTAGCTACGTCGCCGAGATCGTCACCTCCAACCCAGCGACTGGCGCGGCGGTCAATGCCGACAGTACGCCGGTGGCAACCGCCAACCGCAATGGAACTGATGACGCGACCTTCACGTTGTCAGTTACCAACATTGATACGGGTCGATACAAGGTCACGGGCACGATACCGGCTTCGTACATTCCGGGCGACACGGTGATTGTGAGCGTCGCGGCCACGGTGTCCTCGGTCGCAGCCAAGGCGATCGTCGAAAAGTTCATCGTCGATATCCCGGTGATTCGCGTGTCGACAGCCCAGGCGGGCTCGACATCGACGACAGTCAAGCTCGACGCCTCTGCCAGCGCAACGGACAACTATTACGTTGGCTCTCTGGTCTATCTCACAGGGGGCACGGGAGCTCTCCAGTGCCGGGCCATCACTGCTTACAGCGGATTGACCAAGGTCGCCACAGTCGATCGTGCGTGGACCACGACACCCGACAACACCACAGTGTTTGCGATCCTGCCGGCCGACAATCCGGCACTCAGCTCGAACCTCGCCGTCAACACGACTGACACCTACCCGACGAACTTTGCGGCGATGAACATTGACTCGTCGGGTCGTCTCCTGTTGCAGCCGACGCAGACGGGCGTGACGATCCCGACAGTGACTACAGTGACGAGCGGCGTTACGGTCACAACCAATAACGACAAGACAGGCTACTCGCTCACAGTCACTCCGCCGACGGCGGCTCAAGTTGCAACGTCGGTCTGGCAGGATGCGACGGCGGGTGATTTCACAGCGGCGAATTCGATCGGCAAGTGTCTCTACATCAACAATGTGATTCCTGGGGCCGCGGGTGGTTTGGCAATCGTCGGCTCAACCATGACGATCACAACCTTGCCGAGCATCCCGAATAACTGGATCACGGCTGCGGGCATCGCGGCGTCAGCCATGAACGGTAAAGGCGACTGGTTGACGCCATCGGGGACGCTTGCCACGGTGACGACGTTGACTAACTTACCGTCGATCCCAGCGAATTGGATTACTGCCGCTGGCATCACGGCGGGGGCCATGAATGGCAAGGGCGATTGGCTGACACCATCGGGGACGCTGGCGAACGTGACGACGGTTGCATCGGTGACGGGGGCCGTTCCGCTCGATTGGGGCCGGGTGAGCAATCAGACTGCGGTTGTGGGCCTCACAAATACCACGATTGCCGGCGGTGGCGGTGGTGGCGGTGGAACGCTCGATCTCACTCAGGCAATCCCATTGACGAATACGGCGAACACTCTGGGCGATTGCCTAAACGCAGCTCGAGCACAGGGCTTTGGCTCGTGGAATATCGACGTTCCAACGAAGATCCTTAGCCTCTACGCACCCGATAAGACAACGGTCGTCAAGTCATTCCAGCTCGATGACCTGGACTCGCCGACGAAGCGAACATGAGCTTCATCATCACTCAGGGGTATCTGTCCCCCCTCATCGATTCGCAGGGGTACGGGATCTATGCGCCTCCGCCTCCTCAAATCGGTGACGATCCGATCACGGCAATTCAAAAGTGGTGGCAGACAAACAGCATGACGCTTGCAAGCTTTACCTCGGACGGCAAGCTCCATCACCTTCAGGCGCCTCAGGGCGTGGTGCTGCCGTATGCCACCTACTTCAAGGTTTCCGATCCAGTCGAGACGTTTACCACGGGCTACGGTTTTCGGCGGGCGCTGGTGCAGATCAATTATCACGCGGAAACGGATATCGAGGCTCAGAAGTCCGCGGATCTACTCGCGGACGCCATGCGTACGCTCGCGGGCGCGGGCGGTGCGATCTTGACGATTTACAACCAGCAAGCCTTACACGTTCTGCCGCATTCGTTTTCGATCACAATCGGCGAGGGCCTGGGAGATAACGGCCGGGATTGCTGGCTTGCGTCGTTTGAACTCGACATCGCTTTTACGAAATAGGGGGTTCTCATGACCATAGATGGTTCGGTTTCGATTGCCTTTGTGGGGAATGATCGGCGGGCGGTCGGCATCAATCCGAGTGCAAACCTCCCGGTCAATTTCACGCCAGCGATCGGCTATACCGATGGCGTGGGCATCAATCAAGCCAACGTGCTGTACCAAAATACCTTCGCTCTGGTGGCGGGGACGTCGAACATCGATCTGAGCGGCGTCTTGGCTGATCAGTACGGTACGACGTTAACTCCTGCTCGGATCAAGGCGTGGGCATTTCAAAACAACTCAACCACGAACAGCATGACCTTAGGCTCGGGGACGAATCCGTGGGTGTCGTGCTTCACGGGCACGCTGATTATTCCGCCCGGTGGCTACGTGCAGTTTGCGACTCCCGACGCAACCGGGTGGACGGTGACGGCAGGAACGGGCGATATCCTCAAGGTCGCGGGGACGGGCACGGATGCGTTTACGCTGCTTTTCCTGGGTGGGAAGACGTGAGCGGGTTTCTGAATGGAGGTTAGCAGATGAGTACAGCGCTATCGGGCATTAACGCCAACGTCTTCTCCGGGGCGGTCGATTTGGATGCGTCGGGCTGGACCGCGGACTATGAAGTAGCCACGTTCGATTCGACGACGACCGCGGACCTGGGATGGCATGACGAAACGGCCTCGACGCAGAAGATCAGCGGGTCGTTCGATATCTTCTACAATCCCGCCAAAAAGCCTACGGGTTCGAGTGCAGGAATCAAGCCGGGATCGACTCCTAACCTTGTCCTCTGGGTCGCCAATCCGGGCGGCGACAACTACGCGGGGAAGGCGTTGATTCAAAAGCTCTCGATCAAGACCAAGACGGCGGAAGGAATCACGGTTACGTGTACGTTTATCAATAAAGGACCCTGGACCGTTCCAACATGAGAGACATTAGCCTATCAGAATTGACAGACGGTTATTCACTGGCCGTGCGTATCGAGGGTCAAGAGTACCACTTCGGGGAGTTGCCGATTGCGGCTCTGGGGAGGCTTCAGACGTTCATTGAACGGGAGCTCCCCAATCCGTTCGATGCGATCAAGCTCAAGCTCGAAGGGCTCGACCCGGAGGACAGACGGTATTTGCTCAATGAGGCTCGCAAGGAATCGCTGAACTGGCCACCAAACATCCAATCACAGGAAGGCAAGCTCGCGCTGCTCGGGGTTGAGCGGGGTCAAATCGAGGTGCTCTACGAATGCTTTCGCGTTCATCACCAGGAGATGAGCAAGGATCGGGTGCGGGCTCTCTACCATCGCATGCTGCGGCAAGTCGATTTTGAATCGAAGCGGGCCAAGAAGGAAGGCCGCGAGTACAACGGGGAGAGTGATATCCAGCGGATCTACGCGGCTGGCCTGGGGCTGGTGCTACCCTCGGAGGAAGAGCATCTCCCAAAATGCGAAACCCTCCGGCCGAACAACTCATCGACTGGGGGTTACTTTTCCGAATCTGCGAACAGAAGCTCCGGATGAGAAAATGGGAGATTGGCCGGTACACTTTGACGCAACTCATGAATGCTCTCGACCGATCCGATCCGAATGATCCTCATGCAGGCCAGTTGGAAATCGGCTCGCTTGACGAGCTAGATGCGATGTTCGAGTTTTCATAATGGCATTCCGCCTTTCCGAGTTATACGTAGCGATCACGGCCGATGAGGGGCCGATCAAGAAGACCATTGCCGGTCTCAAGACGGGAATGGCCAATGCGGCCGAAGCGGTCGTCAAGCCATTCAAGCAGATCGGCACGGTGATTGCCGGAACGCTTGCTCCGCTGGCACTGCTGTTCGCAGCCTATAAGATTCTCAATGAGGCCATCGACAAGCAGAGTATCTACGTGCAGCAGCTCGGGCGTTACTGGCTGGTCGCGATGGGGTTCGTCCGTAGTCTGATCATGCCGATTGTGCGGTACATTGCGGAGATTGTGGAAGCGGTGGCGAAGTGGGCTCTCCAATCGAAGGGTCTGCACTCGGCATGGAAGACTTTTCTCGACTGGTACGATAGCGCGTTTGCAACGGTGAAGATTGCGATTCTGCGGGCGGTTGAAGTCATCGGAATGTTCTGGAGATCAGGCGATCAAGCGTTCGGCGGTGTCGCCAGTACGATCAAGGGTTATCTCGTGCCGGCTCTGGAAGCAGTCGGAAGGTTCTTCAGAAATTGGCCTGAATATACGATGATTGCTTATTTGAAGGTGAAAGAAATGGTCATGAACGTCAGCGAGCAGTTCAAGGCCATGTTTTACAATGGAGTGCAGATGGCTCAGTGGTTTGCGGAAAACTGGGTCGGTGTGATGGAGGATGCATTCGAGGCTATTAAAACGATGTTTGTGAATTGGCACATGAACATCGTGGAGTTTGGCAAAGCTTTGGCAACGTTCTTTATGAATCCGACGCGGGGCTTTAAGTTTGAATGGACACCGTTACTCAAGGGATTTGAAAGCGTCGTCAACGAGTTTCCGGAGATGCTTAAGCCGCAGATCGCGAACATGGGTGATCAAATCAAGGAATTGCAAGATAAAATTCAGGCACGCGAAGATGCGTTTGCGAAGCGTCGGAAGGGTGCGGATCTGGAATTCTCTCGCCAGCGGGTTGGAGCTCAGAGTCAGGTGATGGGCGTGGCTGAAGCTCGATCGAGGCTCATTCAAAACATCTTCAGCGGTCAGGGCGACATTGCCAAGCAGCAATTGATGGAAGCCAAGCGGGCGCGGGAAAACCTCGAAGCGATGAATAAGAAAATGGACAATCTCGGCGTGGCCAAGGCCGCTTCACCATGAAAGGGATCTGAACGATGGCTCATCCCATTCCAGCCAAGCATCAAGAGACACGCTCGCTCGCGGTTGAACCGGAGAAGCCGAAGCGTCCACCGGGCGAGAATCCTTTTCTCGACATGGAGGAAAAGGCTCCGACGCTTCCGCCAGAAACGATCATTGCAAAGCTCGCGGTCGGCATCCTGGCATCTCCCACCCACGATCAGTGGCGGATGTATTGTGGTCTGCTCCGCGAATATCTCAAGATTCACGGCCCGGTGACGTATACGGGCGTTGACGGCTATCAGTATTCATTCATGTTTCTGGGAGACGATCCCGGTTGGCAGGTGATCCCGGTGGGGCCGGGCTCGACGGGCGATGCGGCTGATTTCTTCGCTGACTGATGGGCAGCTCAGTCCACGCGGAGATGGTTCCCGATAGTTACGAACTATCGGGCGACGTGCGCTCTGGCCTCAAAGGAACGGTGCAGTTCCTCGTCGCATGGAAAGACGGAATCCAGTTCGCGAACGACATGGTTGCCAGCCCGAAGGCAACCCGGATAGGCACGATCACGTGGACGATTCCCGATCGGTTCGCGGTGCCGTTCGGCGGGCTCAGTCCGCGGATGTATGCCCAGTCGTTCAAGATCAAACCTTGTGGAGCGGTGCAGGGCTTGACCGGAGGATGGTATCCGAATTTCGGGCTTAATCCCGGAGAGTATTACACGCATGCGCTCGTCACTCTGAACTACGAAAGCGTAGCGATGGTGCTCGAGGCCGGCGACGATCAGAGCGGGCTCAACCAGCTCGACCCGACGAATCCAATCACGGGATGCGAGCAAGCGGTGTCGGTCACGGGCAAGATGATTACCAAGGATGGCGCGTACTACAAGTACGTGTCATCTGGGCTGCCGGTCTCGGAAGACGTTTCCATAATCATGAACGAGGCCAAGCTGACGCTTACATACCCTCAGGTGCCTTATCTCCCGTGGCAAGCCGTTCAGCCATTCATCGGCAAGATCAACAATTCCGCGGTCCTGGGTTGTGCTCGCGGTACGCTGCTCTTTGAGGGCATGGACACGAAAATCACACCGATGCCTAACGGGCTGTTCGGCCAGAATGCTACCCTTAAGTTTGCGTGGAACGCGGGTCTAGCTGGGTATGGCGGCGGCGGTGCTGCTGGCGCCGACTGGAATATCTTCCCGCTCAAGGCGGGCGGTTATGATGTCATCGTTGACGGGGCTGGGAACAACCTCTATGCGTACGCGGAATTCTCGCAGCTCTTGCTCTATCTCCAGTTCGGTTGATGCCTGAAATCAAGCCAGACATCCGGCCGGGCGATCCGATCACGGCCCAGCTTCTCAATGAGCTCATCTCGCGGAAAACGCATGCAATCCCGATCCGGGTGAGTCCTCCGCTTCAGTCGAGGTCAAGCGATGGGCAGCTAGAGATATCGTTGATCAAGAGTTCGCTGCCGTTCGTGATCAAGGGCAAGACCGACACGGGCGGCATCAGTGCTCGGACGAGCGATTCAGCGCACGGGACAGGCAAGGTCAACGTCTGGAATAAGAGCTCGATTACGGGGGTGTACGTGGATGCGCATGTGAAAATCGACGTGGATTACATCTCCTCGACGTCGGGTGGCCTGGCGGCTGGCGTGTGGGTGAATTGCATCAAGCGCCCGGACGGCGGCTACGAGATCGTGAGCGTAGATTGTGCATGAACGCGCGCAGGGATAATCGATCGTTCGATGGCAAACAAGGGCTTCAAGCTCGGCGGGCTGGGTGCAGGCTCATCGCCTTGTTGCTGCGTTTCCGGTTGCACGGCCAAGATATGTTTGCTCAACACGTGCGGCGGGGTGGCAACGAGTGTTCCCATCACGGTGACGAAGGGAGCGTTCTCCTACAGCGGCACGTCAGACCCGATCACGGGTTGCATGACGTTCACGATTCCCGCGGCGGGCAGTGGTTACACGGTCACGACGACCGGGGCTGGCCGGTATGCAAACAGTTCCAATTCGGTGAGTCTGACGTGTGGCGGGGCCTCGACGAACATCACGCTGGGGCCAAAGTCGGGCTACGTCTGCGGGTGCTTTGCGGAGCCGATTCCGACAACGCTGAGCTACACGCTAGATGGCCAGACGGGAACGATCACGCTTGTCTCCGGTTCGGCTTCGCTGTCGCTGTGTGCTCCTCAGACGATCATTACTTACCCTGCAACACAATGCACGAGCTTTCTGGCTGCGAACCCATGTACGATTGCCGCAGGCAGTGCTCAAGCTCAATTCTTATTCAATTTCACAAGCACGTGTCAGATCATTCAGAAGTTCTGGTGCGGAACTGATTGCACGGATCTTGCGACATCAGGTTGCACGCATCAGCCTATTTACATCGCTTCGAGCTGTGCCCACTTCGCTCCCAATTTCATAGCCACAACCACATGTGATTGTATCTGGCTGTTTACTGGCGGCATTGGGCGTTTTGGCCAGACCGGCCTGGTTCAGATCGGCCCTACGCTTGGACCGGGATTGCCGACACCAGTGAACATCAGCGTGACGTTTTCGGTGCCATCCGGGACATGCGGCCCAGTGTTCACGAATCTGCTGTTAACCGAATGACCTGGGAAGAAGCTCTGGAGCACGTAGTCCGGACGACAGGTCACGAACGTTTCCGGGCCCTGACTGCCGATGAGTGTCCGGATCATGTGTACTGGCGCTCGGAGATGCTTCGGCGGGTGGAGTTTCCGGGCATCGGTCAACAGCTTGCAAACGCTGCCGGGGCGGTGTCGCGGGTCGTGGGCGCGGTGATGACTGGTCAAGCGGTGATGGTGGATGATGCGACGAAGCAATCCCGGATGGCAACATGCCAGGCGTGCAGCGAGCTCATTGACGGCAAGTGTAGGCTTTGCGGTTGCGGCTATATGGGCAAGCTCAGCCTCGAGACGGAAAAGTGTCCGTTAGGGAAGTGGTGATATGAGCGGTTCACTCAGCCTCAACGGCGGAACGGGCAAATGGATCGGCACGACCGCCAACAATTCGCTGGCGGTCAATCAGCACGCGATTTGCGGGAGCGTGTTCGTCAAGCTGGCGGTCGATCCTTCGACGTTCTCGCGCGTCAACGTGTTCACGACGACCCTCGGCGCGAGCGGTGCATTCTTTATCGCGCTGGGCTCGGGCCTCGGCGGTATCAACGGCATCATCCAGCTCAAAGGCAGCAATGCGACGCTGAATTATCACGTGCCGGCCTCGTTGCTGCCGGTCAACGCCGCGATCCATATCGGCTTTGAACTGCTCGACGTTGGCACCACGCGAATCTGGATTAACGGGGTTACGGTCGCGACGGGCACCAATCTTGGGATGACCTCCTCGAGCGCGTGCGGGATTCAAATCGGTTGCGATGCGCTATCCGCGTTCGGTTTCCTCCTGAGCGATCCGGCGTTTTGGATCGGGGGCCCGCTCACTCAAGCCGACTGGTACGGGCTCCGCAACCGGTCGCTGACGCCGCTGACAACCTCGATTCCGGCCGCGGCATGGTGGCTGTGCTCCGGTACGGCGGGCCAGAATCCGGCGGCGGGGCCTGGAGATCCGGGCATGGCCGATCAAATCGGCTCGAACCATATCACGACCATGCCAGGGACGGGCAATCTGGCGACGAGTGCGGTCTATAGCTCGACTGTCCTCAATTACATTCCGCCAATCACCTTGACGGCGGTGCATGTTAATCGCTCGGGGCACGTGATGCAGTTCGGCTTCGGCACGAATCCGCTCAACGGGGCGGTGGACATGGCCTTTCCGCAAGCAGTCAACGGCGATGCAAGCGTGATGGTCAACGGTTCTGCGCGGACGGTTGCTAACGGTGGCCTCGTGGGGCCAACGTGGTCCAGCGTCAAAAACTGGACACCGTTTGTCGGTTATCAAGTCGTCCCGCCGATTATGGCGGGCGACACCGTGACGTACACAACGCCAGATAGCTGGGTCAAAGCGAGCCAAGGGATCTCAGGTGCAGAGTCCGGGACGGCATCAAACTACGTCGGGCAATGGGAGCCTGGGCTATGGAATTATCCGGGGTTCAACCTCCCGCCCAATCAGAGAACGCTGCTTGTCGGGTTCGATGGGCTGGGCACTCCATCGCATGCGTGCTGTAGCATGAAAAATGCCGCGCACCGTTGCACGAATCAGAGCGGTCTGAATGGCTGGCTTTACGCCACGACGCTATCGGCCGATGGGTATCCGCTGACGATCTCCAATCCGTGGTACACGCAAGCCGTATTCTGGAAAACCGACGATAACAACGGCATCGACTCCAAGGGCTTTCCAGCTCCCACGGGCAGGTGGACGTTCGTGTTTGACGAGTACAATCCAAGCTCTCCAGGGGTCTTCACGCCGATATGCAATTCGTCGGGAACGTGGAGTAACTTGACCTCAACGCCGGGTACGGTCTCGGGCGGCGTGGAGTACGGTAAAACGTGGACATCGGACCTTGCGTACAACGCCAGCCCGCCGACCAATTTCAACTTGTCGCTTCAGGTCAAGTTCACCACGACCGATACCGTGGGCGGAGTGATCTCGCTCCGCAACCTCCGCATTTTCGATCCCAATAACGCGGTGGTCAGTGATCCGGGTATCCTGCCGAACGACAATTATTTGTACATGCTTCAGTCTTCCAGTCCGTCCAAATTCGCGGCGGCAATCCGGATCATGCTCGGTTCGGACGGGGCCTCGGCGGCGGTCAACGCGGGCGATTATTTCCAGACTCCGACGAGTTTTTCCTATGGGGATCCTCCCAGTCTGCCGGCGACGGGTCCGGGTAACTGGCCTCAGAATAATCCGGGATACATTCTCAATCGCTCAATCCCAATTCACCAGGTGCGTAAATATGATCTGGCGGTGTCGCCGAAGGTCTACTCTCACAGCCAGTATCATCCGCTCAGATATGCTCCGAGCACGGGCTATGACCTCTACGAATTCGTGCCAGCGAATTGGGGCATGGCCTACGATTGGCCCTACCCGAACCAAGCGAATTCCACGGTTGCCATCGTCGAATTCGTGTGCGCTGATGTATCCGGGAATCCGATCCCGCACAACTTGAGGCATGGGCAGTACATTACCTTGCCAGCGATGACATTCTCGGTGACCAACGCGAACGGCAATGGGGTATCGAGCACTGCGGGAGCGATGGCCTTTGTGTGGCCGACGAGCGATCACACGTGGGTCTCGGTGATCGGGACGAAGAATTTGACTGCGGCAACCGGGATGGCATGGTTCACGAGCTCCAGCCCGGTGACGCTGGACGTGACGGCGACCTATATCGGTGGCCTCGCGGGTGAGTCTCCCATCGAGTCGTTCGGGGTGCTGACGCAAAACGTGCCGGGGATGGCGTTGTGGCTCGACTGGAATCATTCGATTAGTGACGCGGGCGCGCGGGCGATGGCCCAGCGGGCGCATGACTCGACAACGCGAGGAACCATCATCTATTTCGTGTTCTCGAACGAGATGATGATACCCAACGTTCAATTTACTTGGATCAACCAGATATTCCCATCGATGGGCGTGGCGAACATCGGGGCGGCATACATCCGTCGGTCCTGGCAGATATTCCAGATTCTCCAGCAAGTCTGGGGCTCCGATGCCGGAAGCCTCCGCCACGTGGCGCAGGTATTCGGGCCGGATTCGGGGACTACGACGCGGATCTTTTCTGAGGCGCAGGCGGATTCCATCCCGATTGACCACATATCGATTGCTCCCTATATGGACATGGACCAATCGCCAGAGTTCGCGATGGCGGCGGCTCAGATGTGCTCCAGTGATCCACGGTCAATTGCCAACGCGGCCAGTGGGGTCGTCTCGGTGACAAAGCCCGTGCTGCCGGCGGCGGGTTTCTGCGATTACTCGCGGTACAGGATACGCTATGCCTGGGACTACAACGGGCCGCGGGGATATCAAGCGGTGCATACTGCCGCGATGGTCGGCGCGGGCTACGGGCAGGGTGGAGGGTCAAGCGGATTCACCTATCCTCAACCGACGTTTGCGTACTACGAGTGCGCTTATACTCAGGCGGTGCCGCCTGGGGTCTCACACTCGGATAGCACGCTTCGCGGTGCTCTATCGCATGACCTCTCGTACCATCCTGCATTCTACGAGGTCATTCAATCGTTCTTGGAAGAGTGCGAGCAAACGGGGCCAGCGGGCACGATCAAGACATGGTTGAGTTGCATGGAAGCGCTGGGTGGCTTCCGCCAGTTCTCGCCGCAAAAGGGTTATCTTTGCACTGATGGCCACTACGACGGCGGGGCAGTCAGTCTTTGGGGCATCTATATCTGGCAGGGTCAGCGGCGAGGGCCTGGGCTGTCGAACCGATTTTTCTTGAGTGATTTCGGGGGCGACGGCCAAGCCCATGATCAAACTAACGAGAGTCCGATCGCTCTTGCCTATGCCGACTGGATCGCGGGCGTCTCGCCGCCGCCGCCGCCGACGAGTTTCACGGTGTCGCCGCTATCGATCCCGGCGAGCCAGCCCGCTATCTTGACCTTGGCGGGCATCAGCACAACGTGGTCGGGCTCGAGCACGGTCAGCGTGCAGAACAGCGTCACGGGCACCACGACCGTTACGGCGGGCTCGTGGAATGCGACAACGCCAACCTCGGCGACCCTCGCGGTATCGGCCGGGGCTGGCGTTGGTACGTTCACGGTCACGGTTGATGGGGTGGTTTCCAGTTCGATCGCGACGACGGGTGGGGCGCCTCCGCCAAAGGGCCGGGGGCGATGGGAGCTCTGAGTCCGGCTACGGTGCCGGGTCGCTAGGGCTGACTGACCGTAATGACGAGCGGTGAGCCCCAATCGGTACCCCCCGTCTGCGTCGCGGTGAATTCGACTGACCACGGTGCAGCGGTCATGTTCGTCACGACGAATTCGTGAGTGAGTACCTTTCCGGGCGTGTTCAGCAGGAGCGCCGGAGCTCCGTCGATAAACTGGAATCGTAGCCAGTCGTGACGGCCTACGATGTCGTGTACTTCCCACCCATCGCGAGGGTCAGAAGCGGCTGGGACGAGGGTTGAGCCTGAACCGACGGGTGACACGTTCCAGACTGCGGTCAAGGGTTGATCGGGCAGGGGGCCAGCGAAAAACATGAGCGAGAGAGCTAGGGCGAGCACGGAAGTTTCTCCTTTCGGTTGGGTGGGGGTCAGGGGTCAGGATTTCGGCGACGGGGCCGGGTAAGGCCGCGTCCGTGCGGCCGGGGTGGTGGTGGTCAGGAACGGGCCGGAATCGCTTCGTCGCCAGGTCGCAACTCGCCGTACTGGGTCGGGAACAGCTCGCGGCCGATCTGCTCGTTGCGTCGGCCGATCTGCTTGACGATCTTCGCCAGCAACCGCTTGTGAGTCGCCAGGCTCGCTCCGCTCGCGGTGGCCATCGACTCCCGGCATCGGCTCGCCAGGGTGGTCAACTCTTCTCTCGTCATCTTTCTCAGGTTCGTCGTCATCTTCGTGTCCCTTTCGTTTTCGGTTCTCGTCTCGACTACACTTACATAATACGCTCGACTCACCATTAAGTCAACAAGAAAAATAAAATTCTGGGGAAATTATTTTTCGCGGGTCTTCATGGCGGTCTGGAGGACAGTGCGAAGGAAGTGGGAGAACGAGAAGCTGCGGGCGCGGGCCTCGCGGTGCAACCAGTCGTATTGTTGCTGGGTGACTGAGGCGGTCATTGTGACCTTAACGTCCTTGGCGGCGATTCTGGGACGGCCTACGGGGCGTTTGGTGCGGGTCATCGGGTTGGTCCTGTCGCTTCGAGTGCTCGGAGCAGGGTTTCCGTACACTCGGGGGTCTGGTTGGGCATCACTTCGCGGATTGCGGATCTAAGCTTTATGATCATGCCGATCAATTCTTCGATTCGCTTTTGCTGCCGTCTGATTTCTCGCTCGGCGGCGTCCAGTTCTCTTTCGTCCATCGGGCTGGTCTCCGGGTTGTGGTCATCCATGCCCGTGGGTGGTGTTAGTCAGCCCGATATCCAAACCGCTTCAGCTTGCGATACTCTTCGCGGGCTGCGCTAATAGGCTTCACTTCGACCTTTGGATAGGGACTGTAATTACCGCACATCGTGTCACGCATCAGGGAAGTCACTTTGACTTCGGTGTCGCTGATCGGTGTGAATGTGACTGCATGCCAATAACTTCCCGATTTCGTTGAGATTGCAAGCGTGTGGTTCATTTTGTCCCTTTCGTGTTTGGTGTTCGCCTCTGACTGACAATGTAATAATAGCCTCTCCCTACCAGAAGTCAACAAGAAAAATCAGGAAAAAGGAAAATAGTTTCCGCGAGGGTGGATTGTGCTCGGCTGCCTACTGGGCTGATTTCTCGACAGTGCGGCGATGAAGTTCGGCGACAATCTCTCGCCGCTCTTGCCGGTATTCGACCAGGAGCTTTTGGCTAAAATGACATCCACCGCCGGCTCGCATCACGCCCTGAATTGCATGGCTAAGCAGTCGGCCTCGCTCCTTCAATTCGTCGGTATCGATATCGCGAAGAGTCACTGGCGTTTCTCACGGTCGAATAGCGGCAGGTGCTCGGTTGCTCACAAGATCATGTTAAGAGGAATATATCTTCCCGGAGGTATCATTTCTTTGAGCTCGGCCTCGAAGGCGGACGCATCATCGTCTTTATGGACGGCAATCCGATGGATGAATACGTTGCATCGTACTCCCTTGTCTGTGGTTCCTTCCCAGTGGCGGCAGAGTACACCGTCAAGCGTCGTGATCTGCTCGGTGGATTTGATGATGATTTCCATGTGGCTCCTCAGGTTAAAAGGTCATCGGTCAAATAGCGGCAGGTGCTCGGCGGGGTTTAGTGGCCGACTCACTCCTCCTCGATTCCGTCGAACAAGGTCCGCTCGGGAATCGGCTCTTTGATTGACTCCAGATTCTTGCGGGCTTGGCGGTAGTAGGTCGGCTTGAGCTCGATTCCGATCGCCTTGCGATCATTCCGGACGGCTGACCATACCTCAGATCCCACGCCCATGAACGGGGTCAAGAGCGTCTCTCCGGGGTTCGTCCAGAGGACGAGACACCGTTCGATCACATCGAGTTGTAGCGGGTGCATGTGCTGCTCGTCCTCTGAATCTCTGGCCTCTTTATAGGGCAATATGCGACCGATGCGAACATCGTCCCAAAATGCTGAGGCGTACTGCCTCCATATCCAATGTGACAGCCGGTTCTCAGTCTGTTTCCCTTTCCAGTTCTTATACTTCGCAAGCTCGGGCGGGACTGGCCGTTCGCCGATGTACTCGCTCAGACCGGTAGGATGAGCGATCGGGGCTGGATTGGGCCCGCTGCTTTTCTTGCGAAACATCAGCAGGTAATCAGCCGACGCGACATCGCAGAGGCTTGCATCGTTGACAAGCTGGAAATGAGCCAGCCCCTTGGCCATCGTTCTGTTCCGAACCGCGAGCGGTTCTTTCCACACGCAGTATCGGGCACAATAGGACCAGCCTAGTCGCTCGTGCATTCGGATGATGTCTCCGGGGAAATCGAGCAGCCCGCCGTTGAGATTCGCTCCAGCACGCGGAATGTCCATGCAATGCACGGCGGTGATTCGCTTGTGATGGGTAATCCGCCAGAGCTCCTTGACGATGAATTCGTAATGCTCCATGAATTCGCCATAGTTCCGAGCGTTTGATAGGTCACGCTCAGAGCTTGAATAATGGTATAAACCGGCAAAACGGCGGCGAATAAATCGAAATATGTATCGATTCACTCGCCACTCCTTTCAGAACTTCGCATGAATCGCCATTGTAAATGGCGTAGCGATCGGTGATGGATTGCTCGATTACGGACATGGCAGAATGAATCTCCTTCTTCCTTAGCTTTGCTCGGGTTTCAGCCGTGTGTTTCTGGCCAGCAAATGCGTTTAACTCTCCTTTCTTGAATTGATGCTTTGAGGCAAACCCTCTT